GGAATAACATATTTTCTTCAATAGCACCTTGCTTATCTAATTCTTGTAAGATATTATCAAAGTCAGCTAAACCATCAGCTGCATCAGAACCACCAAAGTCAGCGTCTGTATAAATAAGACCTCTTTCTTCGATAGCACTAAACATACCTTGAGTACCTTTAACCGTAAAACTGTTAGAACCAGCGCCTGGATCTGCAGTAAATGAGTGTCCAGCTTTTTCAGACTCAATTAAAACCATTTCTAGTTGATCTTCGAATCTTAATCTTGCTTCATGCTCTGATTTTAAGTACCATAAGTATCCTGATGTTCCAACTTCAGTTGTAACTTCAACCCAGCCAATCTGTGCAGTATCAGAACCGTTTACAGAATATTTGTCTCTGATAATAATTGGTGAATTATTAAAGTATTCGCTTTTAGCGTTTACTGAATTACCAACATTTACAGATCCTTTTCCATATTCAGAACCGTATACAAAAACAGAAATACCAGATGTAGCACCACTGTTATCAAAACCAATAGCAGCATTGTTTAATGCACTATATTTGTAAGGAGTAGCAGTGATTTCATCAGCTGTACCTCCTGAACCTTTTGCAGTTACATAACATTTTGCAACTTTACCACCTTTTGAAACAACGATAGTGTCACCTATATTAATATAAGCAGCATCATCATTTGAAGCAAAAGTTAGTTTATTTAAAGCAGCATCCCCACCAGCAGCTAATGACACGTCATTAAATGCAATGTGAATTCTACCTTGTTCCGCCCAAACAACTTGATCAGAAGCCATAGGCATTTCAGCGCCTACCATTCTTAAAAATCCGCCGACCGTTCTGTTTCCATAACGTTCTACTTCTTTTTCGTATACTTCTGGCAAAAATTGTTTAGTGAAATTGAAATCGTTACCCGTTATTGACAGGTAATTACCAGCAAATAGAGATTTGTCTGGTCTTGGGGTAAGATGCGCCGAAGCTGCACCACCCGAAAAACTTCCTAAAGCCATTTTGTTTAATTTTTAAGTTATTTTCTAATTTTAATTTTAAAGTCATTAGAAGAATCTCCAGATACGGCTCTTACTTTAAAACCGCCTACATCTTGCACTTTTTCGTGTGTACCACGAGGTGCCATGTCTACGTTTTTAGCTTTAGCAACACTATTTTTAATAGCATCCGCTTTACCTTGTTCGTAAAAGTGTTGAGCAACTAAGTCAGGGTTCATAGCTGTAAATAAAGATTTATGATAACCAGCGGCATCACTAATTTCATTATTTTCGTTTAAAAACGGTTTAATAAAGTTATTAATGTTGCTTTGTGTTTCTTTAACCTTTGCAGCATCCTTAACATTAAATCTGTATTTTTTATCTCCTACATTAAAATCAAAACCTTTGAATTTATCAGAGAAAACATTATCTGTTTTTTTCAAAAATATAGATTGTTGTTGTTCACTAATCTTCGCTTCTTCTTCATAACGATTGAAGAAATCAACAGCTTTTTGTTGTTCTTGGGTTAACCTTGAACCAGCTTTAATTTCTTCGTAATATTTGGACTTCAGCCCGTCCAAGTGGCTTTTGGCATTTGCAACCTGCTCTTTTAACGCCAATTTTTTTCTTTTAACAACTTTTTCATCATCTTCCTCTTCGCTATAACTAAAGTTATCTTCCATTAAAAAGTTAACTTCATCATCAGTAAGATGAGGTTTAGTTGTTTTATAGTATTCTCTTAATAAAGATTTATCATCATAATTAGAATAATCTTGATTAAGTTTTACATAATCTTGTAAAGTACCACCAGTTTCATTCATAAAGTCTACAACTTTTTGTATGTTTTCTGGTAGTGGTTCACCAGTTTGTTGAGCTTGTTGTATTTCTTCTTCAACTTCTTCTTGCAACTCTTCAACTTGCTCTTGAACCTCTTCTTCAGTTACTTCTTGTAAAACAGGTTCTTGTTCTGGTTGTTCTTCTTTTTCTTCAGCAACAGGTTCCTCAACAGGTGCTGATGTTTTAAATTGATTAGTATCTGCATTAGGAGCATTGTCCTCAATACTAGATAAATCTAATTTAATTGTACCGTCTTCTAAAACCTCATTTTTAGGTTTTTCTTGTACTTCTTCTTTTACCTCTTCTTTAGCTTCTTCAGCAACAGGTTCTTGTTGTTCTGTTTTTTCTTCAACAACTTCCTCTAGAGGCTTGTTTTCATCTTTTTCTGCCATAATATAATATTATAAAATTTAACAAATGTTATCTTGGATCAAACGTATTTAATCCAAATCCACCACCTAATATATCATTACTTGACGACTCAAAGTTTTTAGGTGGTTTTCCTGTTTTTCTTTGATCGATTAATTCAGATTGTTGAGATGCTTGAATTTTAGTTCTATCATCTTTTCTATCTTCCTTATATTTTTCTTTTGCGTTAATACTTTGCATGTCCATTTGCTTTAAACGCATGTTAATCATAAACTCATGATTCATTAATTCTTTTTTAAGAATAGACTCTTCTTTTAGTTTATTAGAATCTACACTAGCCTGCAACTGTAATAACTGAGCTTTTTGATTTGTTATAGCTTCTTGTTTTTGAACTTCTGCAGCTGCAGCAACTTGTTGAGCTTGTGCGTTAGCTTGAGCTTGAGCTTCTATGTTTTGTTGAGCTATTTGTTGATCTAAAACTTGTTTCTTTTTACGTCTTATTTTTAACAACTGATTTGCTAGTTTAATATTTTTAATATCTCTTAAGTCTATAGCATCAGTTAATTCTATTAACTGTTGTTGTATAGCCATTTGTATATTATTTTCTAGCATTTGTTTTTCTTCTTCATCTGGCGCTAACTCAATAAATATACCAAAGTCATACAAATGTAAATCAGACATTTCATCTAAAGTAGCAACGTTATGAGAACCTATGGCTTGTATAAAAGCGTTTCTAGTTGGTGAGTATTCTATTATATCTGATATTCTAAGCGATACAGCTTCAGCAACCTCAGATGTTATAAATAAACCACTTTGTAATATATGTCTAGTAGCTGTATTACTATTAGCAGCTGCTATTTTTTGTACACCAACTAAAGCATCTTTTGAAGGATTACTAGCATCTCTAGCTTCATTTAAACCGGTTACATCTCTTATCATTTGTAGATAATAATTGTATGTTGCAATTAATGATTGCATTTTAGCACCGCCGTTTCCACTTGCTATTTCCTGTATTGGAACTTTACCAGGATTCATATCACCATCAGATGTTAAAGATCTACCAATTATACTACCAGTTTGGAAAAACATATTTAATGCTTCTTGTGGGTTATAATTAGTACCGTTACCTAAATCTATTTCAGCTAAACCGTCTGCATCTAAATATATACCATCTGGAACTAATCTAGACATCACCTGTTGCAGTTTAAGGTGCGTTAGTTGAATCATATCTGCAAAACCAGTTATTCTGCTTACTAAAGATTCTATACGTCCCTTATACATCCTAGGAGCGCATATAGAATAATTCATTTTTACCTTAGTATAATCACTTTTTGGCCTCATCATGTTTTTAGCAAGAGCCCATTTTAAAAGTTTATTAGTACCTAATATTAAAGCACCTTCATATAAAACTTCTATTGACTTAGACATTTTACCAAACCTAGCCTCTAATAACTCTTGAGGTGGATTAAACTGATCATCTTTTACTATAATTTTAGTAGCACCAGTAGCTGTTTCTTTTACTTTGTAAACTTCGTTAGCATATGTTTTATAATTAAAATATAAAACTTGTATTTGGTTTTTGTCAGTTTGGTTTTGCTCTGTTAAACTTCTATTGTAATATCCAGAGTTTTGAAAACCTTGACCAACAGCTTCTTCTAAATCAGACTCTTCTAAATTAGGAAACTCTTTTTTAAGTTCGTTTATAGGTATGTTTTTAACTTCACCTACATAATATATGTCATCAAAATAAGGCGACTCTGTATAAGAGTAAACCATGTTAGCTGGATCTACATAATCTATTTTTATACCATTAGACTTTGTAAAAGTTGTTTTTGCTGCACCTATACCTAAAACTGTTAAATCGTAATTAATTCGTTTTCTAGTTAAATCATAATTATTTCCTGTTAAAATAGTATTTAAAGCTTGCTCTTCTGCAACTTCTACAGCTTGCTTATAATTTAACTGCATATGCAACTCTAATTCTTCTATAGTATCTGGTAACTCTTCTTTTTCAGATTGTCTTAAATCTACACCAAAAGCTTCATTAACAAACTGAGCATATTCTTTTGTTTCCATATCCATTATAATGGATTCCATATACTCTGTTCTTTTGCTAACACCAAATGGATCTTGTGAATAAGCTTTAATATCAAAAACTCTTTCTGATATACCATTTACAACTATATCTACAAATTTAGGTATAATTGGTACTGGTTTCCAGTCTAAATTTAAATATGATAAATCACCATTAATAGACAACTCATCTTTATACTTTTGTATACTTTGCTCTCCTCTTGCGTATAATCGCAGCTTGTGAAACTCCGTTTGGTTTCCATAAAATCTATTAGTACCAGAGTCTCGTTTAAACCACTCTCCCTCAATAGCCTTAGCTACTTTGAGACCGTAGTCTTCACTCATCTTCTCTAGATCACTAGCGACCTGACTTGGAAAATAACTTTTTACAACTGACTCAGCCATATTAATTTTTTATTATTTTTGAATGCATGCCAGATTGTTTGTATCTAGCAAAGCTTATGTTTACTTTTTGTTTTTCTTTTACATTAACAGGATAGTATAAGTGTCTGTTACAACCCATTATAGCTAATCCAGAGCTAATAGTGGCATCAAACTTTGTTCGATTATTTATATCAAACGTTGCCCAATCATTTAGTGTTCTATTAAAATATATATTACCATACGAGCCATTTTGTTTTATACCTACATGTTCCTGTATGTACATTTCTATAGCTGCAGCATGAGCTTGTTTAATATCTTCACTAGAATTTGGTATTCCACCAACTTCTTTTTCTGCTACAGATAACTTATTCCAAACCTTATCAGGTCTGTTCATAGAGTAACCTCTGTAACCTCTTCTTTTAAAATAATATAATAATCTTGGTTTGTTATTTTCAGCTAGTATTGGCATGCCATAAAAAACACAAGCCATTAATACATCTTCAAAAAAT